GTCATTACGTGACTAATCGGTTCTTATCGACAAATGATTGAATCATCTGACAAGAACGTACAAACTGGTGCCCAAAAAGCACCCGGAGCCTGCACAGGGTTCCAACACATGGCTACCAGCGCCACGAAGTCTGGTCTCCTCTTTCTCCGTGCAATTTACCTGCCGGTCGGTCCTCTCTCACGAAAGGACCACCGCCTCTTTTTTCCTGGTTACAAGGCCCTATTGGGATCTTCTTGTAAGGAAAAAATGAAACAGATCAAATTGCACCTCTCCGCTCCGCTAATCGCCACACTCCAAGGCGAACACTTCTTCTCCGTCCTGAGTCTTGAAGACTCCCTTTCTCTGGCCGCTGCAGTGTCCTCAATCACCAAATCACTTCCTACCAGTTGTGATTGCATGGGTGATTCACTATACAGCGACCTCAAGAAGGTCCTGACTGCCGGCCCTCGTGAGCTTCCGGAAGGTTATATTACCTTTGCCCGTGAAGTCGTGAGGGAACTCTTTCCTCGAGGTATTAAGCCCAAGAAGATTGAGAGGCAGGCGAGGAATACGGTTCCCCCCCTCAAATCCACTACCACCGCCCCTCGCTGCTGTGGTGGTTCTTACGCATCCTGGCACGGACGTCGTGACGAGTACTGCTCGTCCGTCAAATCGCCGGATGTTGTCCACGAACCAGAGTTTATGATTGCCGGCGATGCCGGTAAACCCAGAGCCCTGGTTAAGAACCACCACAGTTACCTCCTCCTACGCCCCCTTCACAAGGTCATCTATGACCGCCTCTCGGAAGAAGATTGGCTTCTCCGTGGTGAACCTACCCCGTCCAGGCTGGACCGGGCTGGTTTTAGACCACGAGAAAGATGGTTGTCGGCTGATTTTGTATCAGCGACCGACAACATTCCTACCGAGGTGGCTGAAGCCATCATAGATGAACTTGCCTTCCTCTCCCCCTCTTCGCTTTCCCCCCTTTTCTCCGAGGCCCGAAAGAGCCTCCGTCCGACAGTCACTCTGGTAGATGATGGGCCCGATGCCAAGGGTGAGGTAAAGGATAGTTTCGTGGTTTCCCGGGGGCAACTCATGGGAAACCTTCTATCCTTTCCTCTCCTCTGCTTGCAGAACCACATCTCCTCGGAGTATGTCAGTAGACTTGTCGGTGAGACTCCGGCCAAATTAATCAATGGTGATGATTTGGTCGTGCAGTGCTCGGAGAAATGGGAACAAAAATACCGCACTCTAGTTCCACAACTTGGTCTTGAGTTGAACGAGAAGAAGACGTCGTACACGTCCTCGTTCCTTACGATCAATTCAACATACTTCACTCGAAACTTGGTAATGATACCTTTCGTGCGATGTGGTGCTTTGAGTACGAGAGATCCTCGGTCCGTGACTGAAGCCGTGCAGTCATTGGTTCGCGGATTTTCGTTTAGGAAAGGTAGTAGGGGGAGGGCCGTACACAAAGCTGC